GTTTTTAGCCTCCTGCGTTGTTTTTTATACATTCTGTAGCAGGCACACGGCTTGCAGGTGTTTTTGCGGGCGGGGAGAGAGCGTGCTTTGTGAAGCGCTGAGCGAAGCGGCATTATGCGCACGCATCCCCTTTTGGCCTGAATTAATAGGAGCTGACGATATGTTTAGGCTTTTACTTATTCTACTTTATGTACTGACAATCTTGAGCGTTATATTTTTTGAAAGGAAGCAGCCGAATGAAGCGCTGATGTGGGTGCTGATTGTCAGTTGTGTTCCATATGCCGGGCTTATTTTTTATTTGGCGTTTGGCAGCACCTCTGCAATCAAGATGACCCGGTATTTCCGCAGCAAAAGGCTGCGAAAAAACATGCCCCTTTTGCAAAGCCAGGGTGAAGAGAACATCGGCACCATGAGTGGAATCGATGCCGATGTGGCACGGTTCAATTACCATTATAATGACGCACCGCTGTGCGCTTATG